CAGACCTCGTTGATGATGTCGAGATCGGACAGCGCCGGGAACGCCGGCGCCATGCCCGTTTCGTCCATCAGCCCCGGCCAGACCGCGCCGGGCCCGCAGATGCGCACGACCTGCTCTGGCGTCATCTCGCGCATCAAGATCTGGCTGGACGCGCGGGCGACAGCCGTCAGGAACGCATCGAGGTCGTCGATGCCGCTCTGGTCGTCCTCGCTGGCCGAACTCTCGGCGATCGCGCTCTCCGTGGCGGTGGCCTTGGCAAGGCCGCCGAGGCGCGCCGGCGATGTCCCGACCGTCAACTGCATGTCGGTGAAGAACTGGTTGGTCTCGTACAGGTTCGGATCGACGCCGGGAACCTTGATGGCGTCGAAGATGTCGGCGACCTTCTGGCCCGGGGCGATGTTCAGCCCGACAGCATCGAAGGGCTTGGCCGACTTCAGTTGCGGCAGGTCGGCCTCGTCCACGGCGCCACGGGCGTAGACCCAGCGCGGTCGCGCGGCCTCGCGGTGCTCGCGCTGGCCTTGGCGAGAGCGGTTGATCTCGCGCTGCTGGTCGAGCAGCAGCGTGACGTCGCTCGGCGGAAACAGTTCATTCTCGCTTTCGACGGCGTTGAACGTCAGGGCGTAGACGGGCCAGAAATCCGGCACGAACACGGCCGGGGGTGCCGGCGGGCGCAGCGGCGCGTCGTGCCCGTCGGCGAGCCAGTACACAAGGCCCGACGGCTTGTCGTAGTACTTCCAGACGCACACGAACTGCTCTTTGCTGGCCTGCGACTTCGCGTCGAGAGGCAGTTCTCCCTGCCCGTCGTCGGCCTCGGCCATATCGCGGTTGACGCCGTCGCCGCGGCGGCCCGCCTCGGTGTAGGGCGTGAACGCGCCCGTGACGTCAACCCCGAAAATCTCCCGCACCTCGTCGACCGTGTAGGTGCGCTCAACCGTCAGGTGGTTGGCGCCGACAAAGCCGACGAGGCTCTTGCACACCCGATCGGGGATGACCTTGGTGCTGGCCGGGTAGTCGTAGACGAGGCCCTCGCGCAGCACGATCTCGGGCTCCTGCATCAGCGCCTCGAGCGACAGCGTGAGCTCGGCCATCTCGGCGTCGAGTTCGGTGATGTCGCCCTCGTCGGCGTCCTCTTGCAGCCGCTGGAGATGCGCCAGGCGCGTGCGGGCGTCGTTCAGCTTCGCGACCGTCTCGTTCGCCGGCCCCATCTCGCGCTGGAAGTCGATCTCGACATAGCCGACGCCGGTGGTGCAGGCGCGGCGCACAAGCTGCTTCATGGCCGTCTTGAGGTCGAGCGGGTTCTGCTCCTTCGCCGCGTTGTCCATGAGGACTTCAAGCGTCTGGCCGAACTTCTTGAGTTGCTGCTCGCGCGCATAGCCCTGCTGAAAATCGGCGATGAGGGCCTGCGCCTCGGCGAACCCCGGCGGCAGCACCGGCTGCACCGGCATGCCCATCTCGTCGACCGCAGGCGGCTGCGCCTGCATGACGGCGGCCTGCTGGATCTGCTGCATGGCCAGCAGAAGCTGCTGCTGATCACCGTTCCAGATCTTGTACTCGATGCGCTGCTTGCGGCGGGCGACGAACTGCGGGTTCTTGGCGTAGAGCGCGTTGGTCTTCATGCGCACGTGCCGGCCAGCGATGTTGGCCTTGTAGTTGTCGTTGTTCCACGCGGGGTCGCGACCATGCGTCGCGACGAACATGTCGCGGCGCATCCGGTCGAAAGCCTTCTCATGGTACTTCTTGTCGGCGCGGATGCTCTTCTGGAGGCGCTGCACAAGCCGGCGAATGTCCTCGGGCGGCCGGTCTTCCTCGCTGCGCTGCGGCGCGGGCGCCGTGGCGAGCGCGGCGCTGTCGTCGCCGGTTTCGATCTCGCCGTCGAGCATGTCCTGCATCAGAAGCCTCCGTGCTGACGCGCTGCGTCTTGTTCCGCGCGCCATTTGTCGTGCAATTTGACCCAGCCGAGCGTGCCGAACCTCGGCTCTTCGCGCTTCGGCTTCACCGTCGCGCCGTGCTGCGCGCCCAAGCCGAGGCCAATATAGGCGAGCGCGTCGACGAAGTCGTCGTGATTACCGTTCGGGAAGGCGAGCATCTCGCTGATGGCCTTTTCCACCCAGAAAGCCCCGCTCGGGAAGAACACCTTGCCCATCGCCACGCGCGCGGCGATCGACTGCGCACGCTGCTCCTTGTCGGTGGCCGGGGTGACCTCGACGAGGTTGATGAACGTGCCCGTCTCGGCCATCCGCTTGTACATGAACGGGCCGATCGACTTGCTGATGTGGCCGCGCTCGGCCCACCAGAGCAGCGGCTTGCGCTCGCCGCCGGCCATCGCGAGCATCGCCTCGACGGCGCGGTCGGTCGGCACCTTCTGCCAGAACACGTCGAGCACGTAGATGTTGTTCTGGGCGTCGACGCCGACTTTGACGAAGCACGAGGGGTCGTTGCGCTGGCCGGTGCCGACCGCGTGGTCGGAGGCGCAGTAGATCCGCAGCGTCTCGGGCAGGTCCGCCGGCCGGTAGTACTGGATGTTCTCGCGCCGGAACAGCACGCCGTCGGCCACGGTCGGGCGCTGCTGATAGAGCGCGGCAAAGCCGAGCGGGTCGAGCCGCATCTGGCTGTGCAGGAACTCGAGGTCGTAGCGTTCCGGCCACAGCGGCACGCCCGGCGCTCGCCCGAGCGGGTCGTCGTCCTCGGCGATCGCAGGCAGCCGGATGATCTGCCACTTCTTGGCTTCGATCTCGTTGTAGTGCGGGTTCTCGGGGTCCGTGAGCCGGCCAATGACGTCGTCGGAGTGCCAGCGCGTCATCGTTACGATGACGAGCCGCTTACCCATGCGGCGGGTCATGGCGACCTTCGTAAACCAGTTCCACGCCTGGTCGCGGATCGCTTGCGAGCGCGCTTCCTCGTGGTCCTTGAACAGATCGTCGATCAGCAGCAGGTGCGCGCCACGGCCCGTGAGCGCGCCGCCACGGCCGACGAACACCAGACGGCCGCCCTTGTCGGTCTGAATGTTGTCCTTGGCGTTGCCGCCTCGGCGCAGCTTATGGTCGGGGAACACCTGCTTGTGCCGCGGCGAGTGCATGACTGCGCGCACGTCCGCGCCGAAATCGGTGGCCATCGTGTCGGAGTAGGACGCGACCGCGACGTCGTGGTCGGGGTGGCGGCCGGAATACCACGCCGCCATGCGCTTCGTGGCCAGTTCGGTCTTCCCGTGCCGGGGCGGCTCGCAGAGGATCAACTGCCGGATGTCGCCGCGCTCGACGGCCTCGAGCGCCGCCGCTTTCTGCTTGTGGAACTCGGCGGCCTCGTAGCGCGTCTTGTCGACGTCGTCGATGTCGGCCGGGTCGGGCATGGTGAAGCGCGTGTAGGTCAACAGCCGATCGCGCGCCTCGAGCGCGACCTGCGCGCGGCGCAGAAGCTGGAGTTCCTTCTCGACAGCCTTCTGCTCAGCCAAGCGCGCCTTCGCCTGCTGCTCGGGCGGGTTCCAGTTGTACCGCCGGCCGGTGCGCGGGTTGATGTCGGTGGGCCTCGGCATCAGGGCTTCCAGCCGCACAGACGCGCGCCAAACTCGTTGTGCGCGAGCACCTGCCCGACAAGCGTGTCGCTCATCGTCGCCAAATCGTCCTTGAGCGGCCGAATCGGCCGCCACCCGTCGCAGGCCGTGCCGGGGGCGCTAGCGCACCCAGCGGCCAAGGTCGCGACGGCGAGCGTCAGCGCCGCGTTGCGCAACCTCGTCATCGATCTTCTCCCTGCTGCGAAGGTTCTCAAGGGCCGCCTCAGTCTGCTTCTGCCGCTCGGCCAGGCGGCCGGAACGCCGAGCGGCGCCCATCGCGCCTAGAAACACGAGGGCAGCGGCAAAGACGCCGGCGATCCAGCGCCCAAACCGAGTGGTGATGAATGCGATCACAGGTCGCCTTCGGCGCGCCGCCGGCGCGCATCCCAGATGAACCACATGATCGCAGCGACCGACGCGAGGCCGAGCACGGCCAGCAGCAGGTGCGGGTTGATACCGAGGCCCGCGAGGCCATCCCAGACCGACGACACCTGTGCGACGGCCTGTTGAGCACCGGCCAGCGCCACGCCCGTGCCCGCGGCGACGTTGCCAAAGGACAACGGCATCGCCGCCGGATCCTTGACCTGCGGCTCGGCGCGGGTCGTCTGGATGATGTTGTCGACGGGCTCGAGGTAGAGCGCAGCCTCGGCCGCGCGGCGGCGCGTCAGCCCCGCGCGAATTTTGCCACCGGCCTTGTTCCACATGCTGAAGGCCGCAGCGGCCTCCGGGAACTTGCCGGCGTTGTGCATGCGCAGCACCGTAGAGCGCGAGAAATTGGTGACGCCGACGTTGTATGCGAGGCTCGTCAGGGCTGCGAACTGATTGGAGTTCGGGGTCACCGCGCACAGGTTCAAAACGACGTAGGCGAACTCGCCTACGTCCGCGCGCAGGAGCCGCTCGGCCGTGTCTTGGCTGACGGTGAGGCCTTCGCGCGCCGTGCGCGTGTGGCCGTAGCCGATCGTCCACACGGGCGGCTTGGCGAGCTCGTCCAAGTATGCGGTGAGGCGGCAGCCCTCGAACTCCTTGATGAGATCGACGCCGCGCTGGGAGATCTGCACTACGGTCACCTCGGGATAATCAGGTGGATGATGTGCTGCCAAAGCCACGCCAAACCGGCCATACCCATGACGGCGATGCCGCCCAGCTTCATCGACAGCCACCAGACGCCCCGCCCCATGTTGGCCGCGGCCACCAGCTTGTCGAGCTTGTCGTCCATCTTCTCCAGACGTTCTTTCATCGTGCCGACTTGCGCCTTGAGCGCCCCGATTTCTTGAGCATGCGAGAGGGCGACGTCATCGCTCATGGGCGTCTCCGTTGACGAACACGTTAAGGACGACAGTGCCATCTTCGATGGCTTGGATATCGTGGTAGCGGTTGGCGCGAAACAGGACGGGAGGATCGAGCGGCCCTCGCTCGACGCTCCGGTCGTCGGTCGTCGCGACGATCCGCCCCGAGGCGACGATCGTCAGGTGATCGACTTCATGCTGGTGCCGGTCGATCGTCTCGCCGGCCGCTAGCGAATACCGCTGGAACGCGCACCCGAGGGCGCCAAAGGTGTGTACGTCCATCACATCTCCTCGACGCCTGTGGCCGCAGCACCGGGCGCCGCTGTCGCCGGTGCCGCAGCGCGCCAAGCGCGCAGGAACGGCTCGACGATGGCCGGATCTTCGATCGTGAAGCCAGAGCCGACGTTCACCTCGACATCACCGCGGCCGTCGGCCCACTGAATGGCCCGCCACGTCGGATTGTGCGGCGGGAGGACAACCCGCCGCG